ACCTAAACCATTGTTAATAGATATTCTACCCACAACAACCCCGTAATCGGAGCACATAGATGTATATATATCTGATTGTGTAAATTTAAGTGAAAGAATTTCCAACAAATCAAAATCATTTTTTAATTCAACAACGATTTTTTGGTCAAATCCTATCCTTGTTGAAATTCTGTGTTTTTGCATTTATATTTATTTTATAAAATATATCTATAATTTTTATATTATTAAATATTTTTAATTAAAATGTTGTGGATCCTAATACTTTTGTTCTAATTCTTATATTTTGATTTGGAAACCTAATTTGATAAATTTGATTAGATTTCATAAAAATTGTCATATCAGATTGTCTAATTTCTTTTGTTGAATTATCAACATAGGATTGAGAAACTTCAGCACTTGAATACTCACCACCACTTAAATTATATACCCTTGTATTAACAACATTAATCACACCATTAATTTGTCCTATCGTTCTATTTAAATCCCCAACAAATAACGGATCACCCATTTTACGTTTTTCAATAGTAAAATATTCAATTATTTCTTGAATAGTATTCGTAATTATTTCGGTTGCATTATTATTTTTATCTATAGCTAAATCAACTTCAATTTTAAAATCAATAACTTGACCACTTTCTATATCAATATAATCATTTATCATTCGATATTCAGATAAATAATTTAATATATTATCTTTTAATGTGTTAGAAACAACGTCAGATAAATTACCATTTTCATCATATGATAATAATTTAATTTTTATTTTATTATCTTCTTCCATCACATTTACTTTAGCTGGTGCACCATAAGTTGACGGCATAGTTTCTATTAATGATTTATAATCATTTAATGTTACCGCCCTATTTTGAGCAGCAAAATTGTATCCAATCATATTTCTAATCTCATCTATCGAAGGAATATCTGCACCACCAACAGCCGGTGTAATATTTGTAACAATTAATGACTGTGAAACTTGAGTATTGATTGATGTATTTGGTCCATTTATAACAAAATCAACATCATCAATACTAGTAATAACATTAACACCAAGATTAGTGTCTTTACCACCACCAATTCTATATTTTATAAATAAAGTAGTTCCTACTTTAGGTATCATACCTAAAGACATATTATTTAAATAGGTACTTAGATTAACTTTCATTGAACCTGTCATATAATCGTCTAAATTACTTATAGGGTCAACATTACCACTTCCAAAAGTTAAATAAAAATAATTTTCAGGTGTATATTCTGTAATAAATTTATTTGTTACACTAATATATTTTCCTGCTTTAAAATTATCGGTATCTGAAACACTAGTTGGGTCAAATATGAATACTTTATCTTGTACTAACGATTTAACTTCATACCATTTATTTGTAATATCTAAAAATTCTGAATTTGTTGGATTACCACCAAATGAAGTCCCATCTTTATGGATAATAGAGGTTACACCTAAAATATTTTGTTCTGGTAAATAAATTTTTAAAAATGCTTTTTGGTCAACTTCAGTAATAACTTTTCTAAAAATTCTTGTTACACCATTTATAACCGGTTCTCTTTTTATTATTGTATAAGATATTAGTGTATTATTACCATCAAAATTTGGTATCTTTAATCTATTTGGTTCCCCTTTATTATTGAACGGATTTGAAAAATCGATATCTTCTAATGTTTCAAAAGATTGTCCTCCACCTGAAACTTGAGCACCTGATTTTATCACACCTAAATATCTTTCATCTTCTTTATCACCTCTAATTGGTACATTTATTGAAAAATCACATAATGCGACAGATGGTCTATTTCCAGGAATCTTTAATCCATATGTTTTTGCAATATGATATAATGATTGTCTTTGTTGTGCAAAATCTAATATAGTTTCTTGCCAAACTCTATCAATATGGAAATGTAAATTATCTGCAACTGCAGCATTTAAATCTAATAAAACAGAATAAATAGACGCATCATTAGTATTCGCAACTAAATCAGGATAATATTGTTTAGTTAGATTAACTAATTCTTGTCTTAGTCCCGCGAAATCTCTAGTCGCGTATGAAATTTTCTTTCCCATATTATATATTAATAATTATAAAATCTGATGAACTAAATGGTTCGTTATTAATATCATAATCAATTCTAACCTTAGCAGTATAAGGTTTTGAAGAATTACTAGATATTCTAAATAATCTACTATCACTTTCTTCACTAACACTTGAAAGTTCCTCTGTATCTTGGTCTGCTTGTACTATTCTTATTTCAGTTATATCTAAATTAGGGATAAATTTTTTAACCGTTGTTCTAATTTCATCTTCTATCATTTGAAATGTGACCGAATCATTTGGTTCAAAAATATATTCATAAAGTCTTGTACCAAAATCAGGTAAATAATATCTAGTTCCCCTTCTAGTTAAAATTAAATGTAATAAATTTGCTCTTATTTCTTTACCAGGAGTTTCGGTCAAGTTAAAAAAAGACCCTTTTCTACTTTCATTAAATGGAAAATCTATACCATATGTTTTTGCCATATAAAATATTATATTATTTGTTTATAAATATTGTCAAATAAAAAAACCCAACATAGTTGGGTTTTTATTAATAAAATGTGTTTTGATCTTCGCCCCCTGTATTTTCAAAACATAGAAGCTTAAGGTACGCCTTAACGACAGTATAGTACTTTGAGGGAGCCTCCCATATATTTACGAACTACAACCTTCACAATCAAATAATGAATCAGTTGGTTTAATGGGTTCTATTATATTAGTATCATTTTTTATTAGAAATGTATTAACACTGGAAGTGTCAATACCTAAACCTTTTAATGGGTCAACCGCTGACCTTGTTCTTAAATAATACATACCCGTTTTTAATCCAAGTTTCCACCCATAGATATGTGCTGCTAATAATTTTTGTTTTGTAACATTATCAATAAATAAATTTAACGATTGTGATTGGTCAATATAAACTGAACGATTTGATGCCATCATAAGAATTCGTTTCTGTGACATTTCCCAAACAGTTTTAAATATTTCTTTTATGTCTGTTGGAATTTCAGGTATATTTTGTACTGAACCATTTTCAATAATTAATTTCTTTTTTATATCTTCTGACCATAAATTTTTTTCTAATAACTTCTTTATCAAATGTTTATTTATCATTACAAATTCACCACTTAATGTTCTCCTCGTATATAAATTTGTAGTAAATGGTTCAAAAGCTTCATTGTTTCCTAATATCTGTGCAGTATTATGACTTACACAACCATTACCTGTGATGTATTCATGAATTTCAGGTATCTCAATATCCCATGTGGGTTTAATACCATTTTTTTCTATTTTTTTTATTTTCATAATATTCCTTTTTGTTTTAAAAATGTTCTTATTTTAGAATCATTAAATCCAAACGAATCACTTGACCAAAGTATCAAAACATCAAAACCATAATTAATTGCCGTTTTTATTTTTTGTTTTTCAAAATTAACAAAATACTCAGCATTTTTATTAATTAATTTATGTTTCCAATTTTCGTTTAACCATTTAACGTCATATTTTTCATAATTAGGATGCCATGTTTCTCCATTATATTCTATAATTATTTTTTTACTTTTTATTGTAAAATCATAAAAATATGTTTTTTTATTTTCTTTATCATATAATGGAAATTCATGATTATTTTCTATACCTAATTTTATATCATTCATGTCATAATTTAAACTAAGTAATTCATGATAAATAGGGATAAAATATTTTAAAGATTCTTTACTAGAATTTCCACAAATAATTAATTTTTTACTTTTTATTTTTTCAAATTCATTTAACGCTATTTCTTCATCCCCATATTTTTCTATTAATTTAGTTAATGTTGTTTTTACACTTTCTTTTCGTTCTCTTAATAATTCATTCATTATTTCCTCATTACCATTACTTTTTTTCATTGCCCAATTGACACTATTACTATCTTTTTTTTGACAATATAGTTTCCATTTAATTAAACCGAATTCTGTTCCATATTTTTCAATAAATTTTTCTAAAGTATGTTTTGATGTTTCTTTAAATTTTTCAAATTTTTTTTCCCCTATTTCCTTTCCGTGTCTTGAAATAAATCCATTAAGTGATGTTGATTTACTTTTTTTATATTCTAAAATTTTTTTGTCTACTTCACTACTTGAAATGTTTAGTTTTTTTAACCAAAATTCTTTATTATATGGTGTTATTCTTTCTTTTAATTTTTTACGTCTTTGTGTACCATCAATTTCACCATATTTTTCTAAAAAGAAGTTTAAACTAGTATTATCATTTGGATTTTTTTTACGAAATTCAATATATTTTTTATACTGTGAAATTATAAAATTTTCACCAATATCTTTTATATCATCAATTATTTTTTTAATTGTTCTGTTATCCGTTTTCATAATTTTAAAAATTTCAATTATATCATCTTTTTTTAAGATTACGTTTAAATTAAACATTTCAGAAAAAATATCAATATTTTCAATTTTTAAATCTTGAATATCATTATTTTTAACCAATGTTGTGATAGTTCTTTTATGGTTTACAATTACTCCATTAATAATTAATTTCGACATACTTTTTTATTTAATAAATATGTCGAAATTAATTATATCCTCAATGCCAAGTATTTTTTTATACTGTAACAATATCATCACCTTCAATTAACTCATCTGCTCTAACCCAAATTTCATTATTGTTTCTATTAATTAAAAATTTATGATTATAAGAACATTCAAAAATCTCCCCATCTTCCATCTCAATTTTTAATGTTTCAACATGTCCATTATAAAAAATCTTATCAGTCTCAATAAAACCATTTCGTGTATTAACTTTTATAGGGGTTTTAAAGTTTATCCATTTTTGAATATTTGTTAATTCAATTTCACTCCATTTTATGTTATTTATTTCCATAATTTCCCTATATGTTTTTACTCCATCTAATGTTTGTATTTTACCTGTAGAAACAAAACAGCTCGCTGTCGGCATCGGTGCAACTAATAATGAATTTCTAACACCATGTTTTAAAATTTCTTCCCTTAATGATTTCCAATTCCATCTACCACTATTATCTTCATCTTTTTTATTCCATAATTGGTATTGAAAAATTCCTTCAGATAGTGGAGACCCATTAAATGTTTCATATGAACCATTTTTTTGTGCCAAATCTTTTGAAGATGTTAATGCAGCAAAATAAATTGTTTCAAAAATCTCTATTTGTAGTTTATCGGCTTCATTACTTTCAAATGGTAATGATAATAAACAAAAAACATCAGCTAAACCTTGTACACCAATACCAATAGGTCTATGTCTCATATTAGACCTTTTTGTTTCTTCAGTGGGGTAAAAATTTAAGTCAATGACGTTATTCAAATTTTTAACAATTTGATAAGTATATTCATATAATAATTCATGATTAAAAACATTATCCACAATATATTTAGGTAACGCAATTGACGCTAAATTACAAACAGCTTGTTCTGTGGGTGAACTAAATT